ACAAGGAAACAAGCGGCAGGAGGGGAGGCTCTCTTTTCGGTCTGCTCATGACTTCAGACCTATCCGTGTGTCGCACAATCATATCACTTCTTATCAAACTCTGCTTCTCTGTTTTTCCTTTGCTCAATGGCATTGGCAAGCAGTTTACGCAACCACATTGCACCTCCCAGATTCTTAAATTCATCTTTTAAGGGCTGAGTAACCCTGACTGCAATTTGAATGGTTGATCCTGTTAGTTCTGATGGTGGTCTAGGCATGGGTTTTGTCTGTTGGTTAAAAGAAAACACATTGTTGTTTGTGTCATACAGTTTGACAATTAGGGAAAGTCCTAATGTCCTACATTATAAATTGTGTAATACACTACGATCTTAACAACTTGAAAGGTGTCACATGAAACAATCCGAATCCTCTTGGAAACCCTTGTTTGCTGATGAAAGCCGTGATAAATGCCCATTTATTGGATGTGGCGGTGCATTATTTTTAGAGGAGGATGCATACCATTGCCGTGGCTGTAATTCTTGGTTTTACTTAGATGATAAAACCCTTGAAGAAAGTTATGGCGATGAGTAAATCTTTGTTGACCAGAGAATCCATTGATTCCTACCGACCAGATGATGAACTGGTGATTCTTGCTAGAGATGCAGGATTCGTTATGCCTGATTTTGCTGTTGAGTATGGCAATGATTGGGGTGGACGTAAAGTTACTTTAATGTGGATTGCCCTTGCCAAGTTTCGCCATCTTGTTCAACAAGAGGAAAAGGTTAAATTTGCAGATGCCTATGTTGAGTTTAAAAAGGAGAAAAAATGACACAAGATGAAATCATTGAGATGGCTGTACAAGCAGAACTTAATCTGTATGTCCATGACCTGACTGAGAAGCAATATATTGAAGTGATTAAACACTTTGCAAAACTGATAGTCGCCAAAGCCATTGCAGAGTTGGAACAGCGCACATGGGTAGGGCTGACTGATGATGAATTTAATGAACTTTATGATAGATATGTTCCAATAACTTGTTATGCGTTGTTGATTGAAAAGGTTGAAGCCAAACTCAAGCAAAAGAACGGCTACGCCGAGGAGAAGAACACATGACCACAGCATTTGATTACAAAGGCCAACCCTCAATCTGGACAACAGATAAGAAACTCAAACGATTCAAACAGGGTGAGGATCACGCCAAGAAACTACAAGAAAAACAAGATATTAACTACAAGAATCAGGTCTTTATCTATTCAAAAGCATTGTCAAGTAAAAAATGATTCAGCAAATACGCACTTTCTACGGCAGAGAACGAGGCTCAAAAGGCAACAAAAAAACCGATGTGGTTATGGGAGTTGCTTGGCTTTGCTTGGGTTGCGGGAAAGTGTTTACTAACAAACAGTTGTCAGCACTTCATAGATGTATTAGGGAAACTCCCTATATCAATTATGATAGCGTCTGACAGAATACATAGGTTGATAACTTTTAAACAGGAGTGAAAAATGATAGAAGTATTTGAAAGAGCAAAGTGGGCTGCTCAACAGCAGTTAAATGATGAAGACATTATGGATGCCATACAAGGCTCTGTAGCCATTCCCTTAGCAATCAAGCAAGGTGATTGGAATGATGCCTTAGAGCTTCTTAAAAGGCGTGTAAACACTAAGATTACACGACTGGCAGAGTTATCTTTTCATGGCATGGTACAAACCCCTTGGATTGATGACGATGAAGAATTGCGTGAATTGCGTAATCTCTGGGTGTTGCGTGAAGCATCAAGACTTGCTCTTGAAAAGCAGCGTATTGAAAAAGAGAACGACCTCAAAATTAAGATGGATGCCCAGTTTCAACAAATGTTTGATGAGTAAATCATGAAAATAAAAAATTCAATAGCAAACTTTATAGAGGACAACCAAGATGAATATTTTTGCCAATTTTGTACAAAACCTAAAGCAACACTTTCAAAGACCTGCGAGTGCTCTGGCGAGTTCTTCAAATTGCGAGACTTTGATTTTGATACCCAATTCTCTATCTGTAAAACAATCATTCAACAGAAAAAGACAGACTCAGGAGAAACCAGTGTTTGATTACGCAACCATACTCATGAGAATTGAGCAAAACACCAAAAAATTGTCAGATAAGTGCTTGAAGAATGAACTACAAGGATTTTTTCAAACACTTTCAGCAATCCACAGCGACCTAACGCTTCTAGGTATGTGGGCAGTAAACAAAGAAGCACAACAAATCTTAAATGATACTTTTAAGCAGGAGTGAAAATGAATCAAGAACAGGTGTTAAGTCTTCTCAGTAAGAATGTCAATGAACATATTGAGAAGAAAGGTAAATTGAGTTATTTGTCTTGGGCGTGGGCGTGGGCTGAAGCACTAAAAGCAGATCCTGATGCTTCTTACAAGATTGAAATGTTTGATGGCAAATGTTTTATGGACATAAACGGCACTGCAATGGTATTCGTAACAGTCACTATGTTTGGCAAACCAATGACTTGCCAACTTCCAGTAATGAACCATCTTAATAAAGCAATTGAAAATCCTGATGCTTTTGCGGTCAATACTGCCATCATGCGCTGCATGACCAAAGGATTAGCATTACATGGACTCGGTATGTACATCTATTCTGGAGATGATTTGCCCGAGGGTGAATCTGACCTTGATGTAGGCATGATGACTGACCATTTGGCAGCAATTGATGCGGCATCCACACTTGAGGAATTAAAGAATGTCTACACTGTTGCTTACACTGCTTGCGGTGCTGATAAAGGCTGGCAAAAGAAAGTAATTGATGCCAAAGAAAAGCGTAAAGGAGCGTTGAAATGAGTGATATTGAACAAGGCACACCAGAATGGTTTGCACAGCGTTGTGGCAAAGCTACAGCATCTCGCATCTCTGACATTGTTGCCAAGACCAAGACGGGTTACAGCACAAGCAGAGCTAACTACATGGCTCAGTTGGTAGTCGAGCGCATGACTAATCAAGTAGCAGAGTCTTACAGCAATGCTGCTATGGAATGGGGCGTGGAGAACGAAACCTTTGCTCGTGCCGCATACGAGGCTAAAACAGGTAATATGGTAGATCAGGTAGGTGCTATTGACCACCCAAGGATTGCCATGTCTGCTGCCTCTCCTGATGGCCTTGTGGGTGATGATGGATGCCTAGAGATCAAGTGTCCTAACACAGCAACACACATAGACACTATTCTTGGTGACGAACCCGCAAAGAAGTATTACGACCAGATGCAGTGGCAAATGATTTGTGCAAACAGAAGTTGGTGCGACTTTGTGAGTTTCGACCCACGAATGCCAGCGCACTTACAACTGTTTGTCAAAAGGATCGAGCGCAATGATGAATACATTGAACAACTCGAAAAAGAGGTAGTCCAGTTCTTAATGGAAGTGGAAGACAAAGTTAAAAAACTCAATGAAATTAAGGTGTAAATATGGAACAGCGTGATAACTCAGGTGTCTTGTTTAAGAACGACAAGAAGGAAACGGGCAACCAACCTGACTATAAAGGCAACATCACAGTTGATGGCAAACCTTACTGGCTCTCAGCTTGGGTCAAAGAAGGTAAGACAGGCAAGTTCATGGGTTTAGCAGTAAGCCCCAAGGAAGAAGCTAACACCACAGCGCCAGCACAGGCAAAGAAGAAGTCCTCAAGTGGCTTTGACGACATGGACTCTGACGTTCCATTTTGATGTAACACAACGGGGAAAGCGTAAGTGAGTACCCACTAACTTTAATTGATAGGAGTGAATGATGAGTTCTTTAGATGAAATACATTTTGGAGGCGAAGTGAAAAGATTTTTTGACTTGCCAATATTTAACAGGGTTAGATGTTCCGACCCAGTAACCAGCTACGAAGCTGCTGATGCCGCTAAAGACTTGGCAACCAAGCACCTAAGCATCATTGTGGACTGTTTAAAGGCTCATGGTGCGCTTGGAAAAGATGGGATAGCCCAACATAGCGGGTTAGAGGCAAATCAGGTTGCAAGGCGTTTAAACGAGCTGTTAAAGCTAGGTTTAATAGAGTTGACGGGTAGTAAAGTAAAGTCTAAATCTGGGCGCAATGAGCGTGAATGGAGGGCAGTCTAATGTGGGATGTAACTGTTACTTTCATGTTGATGTTATTTGGTGCTTTCACAATGATTTTTTGGGGAGCACTCCTAATTTGGGTGCTTTATTTACTACAAAATGAGGCAGATAATGACTG